AGGGGATTATCTCTCTCTCTATGCAGTCTTCTTCGTGGAGTAGGATGTCTATTAGGGTATTGTTTAGTTCTTTGTTACAGTGTTTACATTTCATGGCAGTTTTAGTTTTGTTGTTCTTTGCGGGGGAGTTAATATGCTCTGCCCATTCAACCCAATCCTCATTATTCTCTATATCCTTAGCTATTCTAATAGTGTAACCGTAGCTTCCCTCTTTCTTTAGGTTGTAGTTTCCATCTGCCCTCTGTTCTGCTGTGAAGTCAGGGTAGTTTCTGTTTATGTATTTTCTCATCATATTTATTAAGTGTATGTCACATTAGTAAAATCTAATTCTTCTATCTCTTTGACTTTATTTTCGTACCACAATGCTTTTTTAATGTCTTCTAAGGCGTTATCGCCCTTTTTACCTGCTCTCATACGGTACTTGAATGAGTTAAGCTCGCAGAAGGCTTTAAAATGCGCCATGCCATAAACATCTATCATCATTTCCCACACTTCTTTTCCTCTTATCTTGTAGTGATCGGGGTTTACGTTGTCTTTCATATCTATCTATTTTTATAATTTACATAACTTACAATAATAAATGCCACAAACATTCCTGTAAAGAATAGCGTGAAAAAGCTAAAGTCTTCTCTGCTGTACTCTGTTAGGGGTATTGATGTAGAAAACACCAACAATGTTGTAAATACAAATGCTGACTGTGGGCTTCTAAATATAAACTTAAAGTAATTTCTCATAGTTTCTTTTAATTATTGTCATTTAATCCTTCACTAAATCCTCTTGCGTATCCTCCCTCGTAAGTATTCTCTTCATTTACTGTTGGTACTGGGCATATTGGGGGGATTGGTGCTATGCAGTTGGGGTCTTGATAGCAAAATCCCGCAGAATATCCCATGTCAAACCCATCACAGTATGAACCTCTGTACTCCTTACCCTCTACAAGAAGACTGAGTAGTAGAGCTAACAGTGCTATGGCTGCTAGTCTAACTATAAATGTTATTGTTTCTTTATCTTTCATATTACAATATTAGTAATTAATCCCCTTTCGGCAATGTTAAATTTATGTTAAGTGTTAGAAGTGTAGCTTTTTATATAGGAACTCATCATCTTCGTCAGCTATACCTGATCCTAGTAATTGCTGTTTTAACTCATCTGTTATTTCTGTGTAATCAACAGTACCTCCATTTTCAAGAACAGAAAAATAAAAATCAAAATTTCGCAGTTTATTATCTGTTTTTTTATTTGTGTTTACTATCTGTTGTTTATTATCTGGTATAGGTTCGTCATTTGCGTCAATTCCATTTGACAGTTTTGACGAATCCATTTGACTATTCTGACAAATCCATTTGTCGTTTTCGTCAGCTCCATTTGACGAAATTGACGAATGGTGATAAACATTGGCACTGTACCACTTTGTGCGGTCATATTTAGACTTGTTATAATTACCCGCAGTAATATAATTTTTAGCCTCTAGCTTATCTAAACAAGTTCTAATTTTCCTATCAGACAGATAAGAGAACAGCTCAGTAAAAGCCTTAGTACTATTATAAGTCCAATACCTACCATCGTGGAAGTTTCTCTTATTAGCTTGGTTAGTCGCTTGCCAAAACTCTATGTTAGATAGAATAATAGCAGCATCAGTTCCTACGTCCTTAGCAACCTCAGGGTCAAATACCATTTTTATTTTTGTCATTTTTACAGCATAAATAAGCCCCGTCAATTTCGAGGTCGAGGTCTCTACTTTTGACAGGGCTTGTGAAAATTTCTTTAAGTAGCCTCGACACTACAAGTACAAAGATAATAAAAATATCCGTAACAAAACAGCCCCCACAAAATAAATTACACTACTTAGTATTTGTAACAGATATTTACTATATTTGCTGTATGAAACAAAAAATTAAATTGTTATTTAAATACATCGCTGATTTTAGGCTTAGGGCTATAGAAAAAAAAACAGCAAAGTTTTTTTATAAAATTAGAAATGGAGAGAAGCTATGATTAAAAAGAGTTTTACTTCTAGGGGGTACAGTTATCACCTATTAGATCACATTCAATTTGGAGATAAGTATTTTGATAAGTCAGAGACTTTCTCTTCTGAGTATTTAATTGAATGTTTAAATGCGGGGGTTGTACTTAGGGTAAGAGAAGAAGACAACTTCTACTTCTACATATCCCCAACAGCAACAGTAGATGATCTAGAAGAGGAAGTAAGACTACACCTAACAGAGGACTTCCCCGAAGAAACTATAAACCCTAAAATAATAGAACTAATTAAAGAAGAGAAGTACAGCTCTGTAAAAGAGATAATAGAGGACAGCGAATACGCTACACTTTATACATCCTACTTAGTTACGGAGAACCTGTGGATACTTCATTCAAAAAAACACCTAAAAACTAATTTAATATGATAGAAATAATAATGCTAAAATGCCATAAATGTGAAGAAGGGGAAGTAGAACTAAGAAAGTGGCACTTAGATAGGGCATTAAAATCTCAGGTATACCTTGTGGCAAATAAACCTAAGTACAGCAAGACAGCTTTTGAAAAGAAGTACGCCCGAACAGAAAGATGGATACGAGAGATTGACCCTGAGTTTTACAAAGAAGTAAAGATAGCTTAATTCTCTGTTGGGGTCTTACCACTAGCTAAGATTTTATACCCCTCAACAATCAACTTAAGAGATTCTATCTCCTCCTGCAAGGCAATACAGTTACCAAACATATAAGCACTCTCTAACTCAAGATCAGAGACATAATCAAGCACATCAGGGTCAACAGTATATTCCTCAAAAGACTCGTTTCCCTCTTCGTCAAGGTAGGTGATTTTTAGCTTTTCCATATTAATTACAAAATTACGAATTTTTTCTTGCACGGGTAGATATAAAAGTGTAGTTTTGCAATATAAAGATAATCAATAAAGTATGCAAGCAAAGCCATTAAGTGATTTTTTAGAGGATGAGGTCTTCCCCGCAAAAGATTGGAAGGTTACTATCTGTAACATCATTAACACCTACAGGCAAGAGTTTAGTATAGAGGCTGTAGAACAGACCTTTGCTTTTCCCGAAGTTGTAGTAGGAGATGATTGGGAGCTATTCTCAACTATCCATGATGAGGAGACAGATACAGTGCTGTATTGTATAAGAGATGAAGCAGAGCAGTTTGAGTCTACAGTACTCCCCGCACCAAAAACAATCTCAGACTTTATTGAGGACTGTTACAGAGTGTGGAAAAAGGATTTAGTGTTTGACAATAATCTTATCAAAAGAAACTTTACGTTTAAATAAAGAGATGGAAACAATATACGCAATACGAGTAGACCACATTGGGGGGTACGTTTCAAGGTATAAAATAGAGCAGACAATAAACGGATGCAGGATTATTGAGATACTAAGAGACCGCACCCACGAAGCACTACACAGAGAAAGAGCCTACGTTATTGTAGCGGAGGATGAAGGCGGAACACCTTTTCAGTTTAAAGAGTTTAGGGGAAAGTTCTCAGGCATTGAGGTAACAAACAAAAAGCCTAACTCAGATGAAAAGGAAATGGAATTAATGTTAAAAATGGCAGGATACTATGAGTAAAATTAAATGTGTAAATCGGTGGTTGGTTCTTAAGCCCAATCACTCACAAAGACTAACCGAAGGTGGGATTATCCTTCCCGAGGATGAGGTGGAAAGGAATGACAGAGGAGTGATTGTAGAAATAGCCGAAGCGTGGTTAAACAGCGAAGGAGAATCACAGCCCACACTAATGACAACAGGAGAAGAAGTTTTTTACAATAAGGACAGGGGAACAGAGATCATAGAAAAAGACATCCTTAACGAGTATGGAATCAAAGAAGGAGAAGAGTTAATCTACCTCATGTACGATGACCTTTACTTTGTTACAAAGTCAAACAAAGAAGGAGATAGAAAAAGAAAACAATACGCAAAACAACATGGAATATAAAAAACCAAAATCAAACGTAATGGGAAACAAGGAATTAGAGTTACAAGAGAGACTAGCCACAATGGCTAAGATTCAAGAGGGAAAGAGGTACGCATCTAACATCGTAGTCACTTTAGTAGGGCAAGGAAAGATGGACGTAGACACCACAGATAAAATGATTACAGAGGCTATAAAGTGGGAAGAGTACTTCTGGTCTGACCTTAATCAGAAAAAAAGTAAAGTTATAAGTTAAAAAATATTTGTACCTTTGTACCGAAATTTCAAAGTAACACAACAACACAAAACAAAAAAATGAAAAACATTTTTCTTTCAGCAGCTTTAGTCACTCTATGCGCATTCGGTGGCTACGCACAAAAAATAGTTTCACTTATAACATTAGGAGGAACTGACACAACAGTAGCAGTCTACGAAGGTCTTATTTGGAAAGTGCAGAATCAAACAGGAGGCGCATCATCTACTGTAAGCTATGTAAAAGCCAATGGTGATTTAGCTAGTATTACATCAAACACTAACGAGTTCGGGCTAGTAACGCTTACTGACAGACTATTCACACCAGCAGGGCTAGGGTACACGATTAACGCGGATAGAGTGAAAGAGGCTTATCGCTTGACAGACTCATCTTGCCTTATTAAGTACAAAAAGGGAAATGGTAGTATTATAAATATAAATATTAATTCACTTTCATTGGCTCAATTCAACGCAGCACTTAACGCACTTTAATATTAGTTTTCATAGTTTATAGGTTTAGCCCCATCCGTAAAAAGATGGGGTTTTTTATTATTTGTATCTTTGCCCTAATTAAGTTAATTAGAGTAAATGATTCCAGTAAAGCATTACCACATAGAGGTGGACGTAGACTCCTTTTATAAAACAGACGGAGGCTTATACCTTGATAGAATAGGAGAACAGCACGACCTAGTCCCCAAGCACGGAAAAATTCTTAAAACCCCAATAGCTGCAAAGTTTAAGGAAGGTGACTTAGCCTACTTTATGCACTTTGAGGCTAAACGTATTTACAAGAAGGACGGAAAGAACTACATAGACCTCCCCGAAAGCTCAATTATAGCTATACAAAGAGGTGACGAGTGGTTAAGAGGGGTAATGATACCCGCAGATAAAATCCCCGCAAAAAAGAAAACAGACTCCCTAATCATAACAGACTTATCTCAAAAGGAGGAGTACGAAACACACAAGTTTATAGTAGACGGAGAAGTAGTATGGACATATACAAACAGCCCTTATCAGTTTGACTACATAGATAAAGTATTTCTTAGACCTAACTTTATCGTCTATAACGAATCTAAAGGGGTGTCA